GCGCGCGCGTTGTTCACGGCGGTGATCGCGCCGGCCAGGATGAGGATGGAATCGTCCGGGGAGAGGCGGATCGCGAGCCCGTCGCGGTCGGTGGCGCGCGCCAGGGCGACCAGCTGGGCCTCGATGAAGCGGGCGAGGTCGGCTTCGTCCATCACCAGACCTGATCGGGATGCTGGACGCGGCCCTTGACGTCGATGTCCTCCAGGAGCCGGCACTTCACCTTGTTGATGGTGCAGGCCCAGCCGTCGCTGACCTTGTAGAAGACCCAGTCGCCGAGCCCGACGTCCTCGGGCCACCGCCACTTGGCGTCGGACTGGAACGCCTGCGCGCCCAGCTTGACGATGAGGCCGATCTTGCCCTGGTGGATGTCCTCTTCCACGTTCGAGGCGGGCCGGATGATGCCGCCCGACGTCTTCTCGGGCGCGACATAGATCGCGCAGAGCACCTGGTTGTGCCACAGCTCGACCTCGGAGAGGTCGCCGATCTCCCTCAAGAGCTTCTCGCGCGGATCCTCGGTGTGTGCGAACGCCGTCGCGGGCATGGGCTACCTTTCGTCCAGTTTTTCGAGCGCCTCGACGCACCAGTCGGCGAACATGTCGAGCGCCCGGATGAACCCGGTCTCCTCGCGGTAGGTCGGGTAGTCCTCCAGGCCGCTGACCAGCCGTTTCACCGCCTCTGCGCGCTCGTCGGCGACGATCTCCTTGAGCTTCGCTTCCAGCTGGTTGGCGAGCGCCATCTCACTTCCTCAGGCCTTCGCCCTCGTGCGAGCGACGGCCGTACTCGGCGGCCTTCTGCAGGCGGCCGAGCCCGGAGCCGGATCCGGCCTCGGGCTCGCCCCGAACCCGCGGCGCGCGGCCGCCGCGAGCGCGGGGGGGCAGCGGCGGCGCCGCGCCACCCGCCATCCCGGCGCCCGGCATGCCCACCGGCACCGGCATCGGCATCGGCATCGCAGCCGGCGGCGCGCCAGGGGTCGGCATCGGCATCGGCGCAGCCGGAGGCGGCTTGATCGCCAGGTTGGGCGGCAGCCCCGCGCCAGGCGCCCCGGCGCCGTGGCTCATGCCGCCGGGCGTGCCGATGACGATGTTGACGGTGGTGCCCCTTTTGGCGCGCCCGCCCTTGGCGCGCTCGGAGCGATCCTCGCCGATGTCGGGGTACTTGGCATGCACCTTGGCGCGCACTTTGGCCTTCTGGGCCGAGGAGCCATGCTGGCTGACCCGCGCCAGCGCGTTCCGGGCGTGGCTCTTGTCCTCGATGGGATAGGCGCCGGCCCCTTTGCCCTTCGGGCCCTCGCCCTTGCCGGGCAGCGCGAAGTCCTTCGACGGCAGCCGGTTGCGCTCGGTGGTGGTGAGGCCGCCCTTGGCCCGAGCGACGGCGCCGCCGGCCGCCTTCTGGTCGGCGGTCCACTTGCTGAGCAGGCCGCCCTTGGCCTTGCTGGCGGCGCAGCGGGGGCAGCTGCAGCCCTGAGGGTGACCGGCCTTGCCGCTGGCCGCCTTGGCCTCGCGCATCGCGGCGTGCTCGGCGTGGTGCGCCGCCAGCGCCTTCTTGGCGACCTCGCCGCCGGTGGCGCGGGCGACGCGGGCGGCGCCCGGGTGATGCTCGGCCGGGCCGGGGCCGGCGCCATAACGCTCGTGCGCGCGGGCGCGACCGCCGTCGGCCAGCATCTGCGAGCGGTTGCCGGGGAAGTTGAAGTTGAAGCGGCCCTGGCCGCCCATGCCGGCCGCCAGCGGGGTGGCGAGGGGACCGCCGCCCTGCCGGGCGGTGCGGCCGCCGGAGGCCCGCCCCAGCCGGGTCTCGACGGCGCTGGAGCCGCTTTCTTCTTTGGCGCGGCGGGTGAAGCTGGCGCCGGGGCGCTCGATGTCGGGCTTGAAGACACCGGCGTCGCGGTTGATGCCGCCGCCGTTGGCGCGCCCCGGCGGGGCCGGGCCCAGCGCGGCGTTCTTGTTGTCGTCGCTGTCGCCGCCCGACATCTCGCTGATGGCCAGCGGGATCAGGCCGCCGAGCATGCCGATGTTGAAGCCGCCGCCGGCCTTGTGGGCGCGGCCGCCCTTCTTCAGGCCCATGTCGTGCTCGCGACCCTCGCGGTCCTGGTTGGCCTGCTTGGCGTTGCGATTGATGTAGCTCTCGCCGACGCCGCCGCCTTTCTTGCGGGCCGGGCGATCGGCGCGGCCGCCGGCGCAGCGGCCGACGACGGCGCCGCCGTCCTTGCGGGCCTGCCGCGAGAGCGGGCGCATGCCGGTCTTGGCGTCGGCGTTCAGCGGCTCGCCGGGGGTGAAGCTGGAGGCGTCGACGCTTTGGGCGTCTTCGCCCTCGCCGAGCCGGCGGGCCTTGGCTCGCATGTGTTCGCGGTGACGGTGGGCGGCGGCTGCGCCGACGATGTCAGACATTCTAGCCTCCCTCAGGCGGGGCGATCAGACCGCGCGCGGCGGCGTCGCCGACCGTCAGGCCGGGCCGCAGCGCCGGGTGGGCGTAGGGGTTGGGCGGCTCGCGCAGCGCCATCGCCAGGTTCAGCGCGTCGCTCAGCAGGCGCTCGACGATCTTCAGATCCGGCTCGGCCATCTCCAGCGTCCGGTTGACGTGATCGAGCATCAGCTTGAGCCGGTTAATCTCTTTTTGGTCAACCATCTGAGCCACTATCCTTCTGAGCTGCGCGAGCATCGATCTCCGCTTGTCGGAGGTCGACGCTGCGATCGGCGGCGTTCTCGCGGGCCTCGTGGGCGTGCTGCTCGGCGTCCTGGCGCGCCTCGTGGGCGTGGCCGAGCGACGCCTGCTGTAGCGACGCTGCATGCCCCATCGCCGCGTCCTGGTGGCCCGCCTCATGCGCCAGCAGCGCCTTGACCAGGTCGACGCGGTCGCTGTTGGCCTCGGCCTGGCGATCGGCATGGCGGTCTTGCGACTGCATCGCCGCCTCGCGGGCCTTGGCGACCAGCGCCTGGCGCCGCGTCTCGGCGTCCATGCGGCGGGTCTGGGCGTCCTCGGCCTGCAGCCGCACCTCGAACGGCGACGACGTCTGGCCGCCCGCCTTGCCGAAGCCGCCCTGCTGGATCTTGGCCTGGGTCTCGGCGAGCTTGGCCTGGGCGGTGTGCATGCGGGCCTGGGCGTCGGTGGTGCGGGCGTCGGCCTGCTGCTGCTTGGCCTTCATCTCGGCCTGCATCTGCAGCAGCTGCGGCGGCGGCTGGCCCATCGCCTGCGGCGGCACGAAGAACTGCTGCGGGTTGTTCACCCCCATGCTCTTCAGCGCATAGGTGTCGACGGCGATCGGGTCGTAGAGGCTCTGGCTGGCCTGCTGCAGCTGCTTGATCCCCATCGCCTTCATCAGCCGCTGCAGCTGGCTCGACGTGTTGGGATCGGCCTGCGGGACCAGGTCGCAGTCGTTGATCGCCGCCAGGAAGGTCTGCTCGTCCCAGACCGTGCCCGAGGCGCTGTTCTTCTCGCAGCGCAGGAAGTCTTCCGGGTGCTCGCGGAACAGCGCGATGATCAGCTTGAACTCCAGCGCCTGCGCGGCGTGCACCCGCTTGTGCACGCTGTTTTCGATGCGGGTGGCCTGATCGATCAACGCCAGCGTGGTGCCGACCGGCGCGTCCTGCTTGCCCTCGCCGACCTGGATTTCGGCGGTGCCGCCGATCCGCGCGCCGGTGGTCGCCATGCTCTCGACCAGCTGCATCAGCGGCGGCATCTGGGTGGTGTTGTAGGGCAGCGGCATGATCGACTGGGTGATCGGCTTGCCCAGGGTGTCGACCGGCTGACCGCCGCCAGGCGGGACGCGGATGATCGAGGTCTGCTGGCGGGTGGCCGCCTTGGCGATCAGGAACCCAGGGAAGTTGGCGAACATCCCGTTGTCGAGCATCTCGCGCCAAGCAGCGGTGATGGCGTTCGTAGTGTTCGCCAGTATATGCCCGAGGCCAATACCGTAGAAACCCAAACCAGGCACATACATAAACTGCACGAAGGTGTCGCGGCGGCGCGGCAGCTCCTTGTCGCTCTGCGGCTCGTCGTAGTCGCGGACCAGGCTCAGCACCTGCCGCGAGGTGACGTCGATGGTGACCCGGTAGGGGATCTCCAGCCCCGAGGGCTTGCCCTTCCACTGGTGCTCGTAGCCGGGGATGTCGAGGTCGCAGTAGATCTCGTAGAGCTGCCGGTCGCGGTCGTCGGGGTTGATGGTGGTGTCGGTCACCCCCTGCTGGCGGCGGGCGGCGCGCTCGGCGGCGTCGAGGTCCGGCTCGACCGGGCTTCCCAGGTCGATGTCACGGTAGGCGCCGAGGATCTGCATGCGCCGGATGGTGGTCGGGCTCATCATCAGCTTGTGGGTGACGCGGCGGGCGTTGGCCAGATCGGTGGCGTCGTTGGAGACGATCAGATCCTTGGCGACCACCGTCTCGGAGACCGGGCGCATCCTCAAAGGGCAGCGGTAGACCTTCTTGAAGGTGGTGCCGTCGAGCGCGAGCCGGAAGAACATCCGATCGGTGTCGGGGTAGTACTCGGTCGCGTGCGCGGTCAGGTAATGGTTCATGTCCTTTTCGAGGGCGTTGGCCATCAGCTCGATTTCGGCGCCGCCGGTCGAGTCGTTGCGGATCTTCATCGGCCCGTCGGTCGGCAGGAACTCGCCGCGGGCGTTGGCCTGCATGCGCAGCACGCTCTCCAAGAGCAGCGGATGGCGGACCCGGCTCATCCCCTCCACCGGCGCGCCGTCGGTCACCCCGGAGATGTTCGGCACCTCGATCGTCACCCCCAAGAGGGTGATGAAGGTGGCGACCGTCTCGATCCAGTCGCGGCGGCTCTGCTCGTCGTCGGCGACGCCGCGCAACAGATCCTCGGCGATGCCCGAGAGCAGGCTGGCGTCGATCTCTTCGGCGAGGTTGTCGAACCAGCCCGACGGGCCCCGGTTGTGGCCGATCCCGTAGAGCGGCTTGTCGTTCATCGAAATGGTGACCGAGCCGTCGCCGTGCTCGATGCGCAGGATCTTGCCGTCGTCGTTGATGTCGGGCTGGTCGGCGTCGTCGCCGGCGTCGATGACGATGTCGCCGAGGTCGTTGGCGGCGTCGGGCGCCAACAGGCGCAGGTTGGCGGGCGCGAAACCGGCCATCAGTTGAGCCGCTCGTTCTCGGCGACAAAGCGCTCGATGGCCGTCATGGCGGCGACGCCCTCGTTCGGCGCGGCGATCTCGTAGCAGCGCTGCTTGAGGCGATCGCCGCCGTCCAGGTGGCCGTTGACGGTGACCAGGAAGGGCTGGTCATGGACGCGGTCGGTCACCTCGAAGGCGCCGGCATCGACGACGGCTTGCGCATAGACGCGCTGGGAGAGGTCCACCGCACCCTCCTGGCGGGACGCCCCGACGCCGCTCGCTCTGCTTCAGAGGGCAAGACCGACCACCTCAAGTCGCCAGCGGGCGCAGGTTCCTTGCAGTGGTCGCAGCGAGCAGCGCCGGGGCGGGCAGAGCAAGCGCCCGGCTACCAATCTCTGTCAAGAGCCGCTTCAAACCGTCGGATAGAGCGGGGCGGGGGCGCGGCTATACTGTTTGGCGGCCTCCAGATCGGCGTGCTGCTCGCTGGGCAGCGCCAAGAGGCCGCGGTCCCTGAGGCACCTGAGCGCCTGCGAAACGGTGTCGACATAATCGTCGTGCGCGCCGTGCGGGAAGCTCTCCACCTGCCGGATGCACTCCTCGGCCCACACCCGGAAAGTCGGCATGTCGGGCGCGCTCGGGGCATAGACGATGCCCTCGCGCACGCGCAGCAGGATCGGCTCGCCGCGCGCGTCGTAGGCCGGCTTGCCGTCGGCGCCGGTCTGCGGGCGCAGCTGCGGGGCGAACAGCGGGACCACCGAGTGCAGGCGGGAAAGCTTGTCGATGCTCTTCGGGTCGTTCAGCTCCACCCCCCAGTTCTCGTGGCTGTAGAGCCGCTGCATCTCCTGGCTGACAGAAATGCCCGACGCCTTGTTCTCGATCAGCAGCAGGTCGACCTTCATCAGCCGGCAGCTGTCGGCGACGCGCACCACCAGCTCGTGCAGCGGCAGGCGCGCCTGCCAGGCATGCATCAGCATCACCCGCGGCGCCTCTTCATAGAAGTTGCGCTGGCCCAGATACATCGGGCGCCCGTCGGCCCCGATGATGCGGCCCGGCACCGCCACCGTGTCGTAGGTGAACACCCCCCAGACGGTGAGGGCTGAATAGTCGTTCTCGGTTTTCTCCGTGTACGCCGTATCGAGACTGGCCAGGATGAAGTCCATCGGCGGGTAGTTGGCCGGCTCCCAGGCGTTCCACCACTCGTACTTGATGACGCCGCCGCCTTTGGGTTTCGGTGATTGTTCGAGCTGACCGGCTGAGCCGAACGGCCCGAGGGTCTGCTCCAGCAGTTTGACCGCCTTGTCGCCGAAGCGCTCGGGCCACAGCAGCTCGCCTTCGGTCTGGCGCGGGTCGGTCCAGCCGATCGACGTGGCGATGACCCGGTCGGGGTCATAGTGCATCGGCAGGCATAGGAGGTCCCAGTCGCCGATCGACTGCTCCAGCACATGGCCGGTGAGGTCGTTCTCCGCGAGCCGCTGCTGAATGATCACGAAAGCGCCGGCGTCGAGGTCGTTGAGACGCGTCGAGGCGGTCTGGTCCCACCAGTCGATCACCTCCTGGATGGCGGCTTCCGAGAAGGCCTCGTTGGCCGCGTTGGGGTCGTCGATGACGAAGATGTTGCCGCCGAAGCCGGTGGCGGTGCCCGAGATGCTGGTCACCAGCCGCTCGCCCGACTTGTCGTTGACGAACCTGTGGGCGGTGTTTTCGTCGCCCATCAGGGCGAAGCGGTCGCCCCAGTGGCGCCTGTACCAGTCGGACTGGATCAGCCGGCGGTTGCGCAAGGAGAAGCGCAGGGCCAGCTTCTCGGCATAGCTGGCGTAGACGAACTGCACGCCAGGCCCGCTGGTCGCCGTGTCGGCCGGCTGCGCCCACACCCAGGCCGGAAAGGTGACGCTGCACAGGGTCGAGTTGTGGGTCGGCGTCAGGTGGCGGCCGGCAAGATAGAGACCGTCCGGCGAGGCCACCTGGATGCAGCGACCGACGCGCTCCGAGGTCGGATCGTGCGTCACCGACTTCAGGCCGATGCGGCGGCGCGGGGCGAGCCGCGTGACGCGCTTGCGCGGCAGCACGGTCGGAATGTCAATGTCCGGCTGAAAGCCGATGACGTGCACCGGATGACGACCCTGGACGCCGCCGGTGCTCAATTTTGGCGCGCAGACCGCCGTGGAGACGCGCCAGCCGAACGAGCGCACCAATTCAGCGACATCCTCGGCCAAGCGCGGCAGCACCGTCGAGAAATGCACGCGGCCTGCCCCATCGACGCTGCCGTCAGTGTCGATCAGCCCGGCTAGCAGCTGCAGCCGCTGCTGGCTACTGGCGCGCTGGTAGGCCTCGGGGATGTGCTTGGCGCCCAAGACCCCCAGTTCACGCAACTGCGCCCGCGCGCCATTGCCAGCAAAGCTGCTGGTCACCACCCCCGTCGTCGCATGCGTCCAGGCCGCCGAAACCGGATAGCCCAGCGCCACGACGTGGTCGACGTAGGGCTGATCGGCTTTGGCGTGCGTCACCCGCAGGTCCCTGCTCGACCCGTCGCCCAACCACGCGCCCAGCACGTAGGGCGGCATCGGCAGATCGGCCTCTGGCCACTGCAGCGGCGCCACGGGCGGCAACTGATAGAGCGCCCGGCCACCTGAGGTGACCTGCTTGACCGGGCGACACGTCACGCCCCAGCGGCCACGTCCAGACCGCAAGAAACGCCCCGCCTCCAGCGTCTCCCAGCGGCGGTTCTCGCGGTTGAACAACGTCCACTCGTGCGCTTCGTGACACCAGATCACCTCGCCATCGAAGAACTCCACGCGCACGTCCGAGGGCGTCGGCCCGCTCACCGCCAGAACGCGGGTGGGTGCGCCGCTCGGCGTGAAGACCTCGTCACCGACCCGCAACTCCCCGTGCGTCGTCCAACCTTTTGGTGTAATTATCGGAGTTTCATCCGCTACTTGCTTCCCGCTTCTGGGTGGAATGTTGATGATCAGCCGCCTGATCTCGCCATCGACCACCGCGGTGAGATGCTCGCACACCGCCTCGATCGGCCAGCCGTCGCGGAACGGGGCCGGGTCGATCTGCCTCCAGGCCTCGCGCGTGAAAGCATAGAGATCGCGCTCCAGGTCGACCGTCTCGAACGCCAGCGCCTGCTGCGCCAGGTCGATCTTGATGCCGCTGAAGTCGACCAGGGCCATGTCAGCAGCTCGGCCAGCACTGGCGCAGCGCCGCGTCCAGGATCATCGGCAACAGCTTCGCCGCCCGCGGCCAGCCGTGGTCGTGCACCTCGCTGATCAGCATCTTCAGATCGAAGTCATCCAGACCGCGGATCTCCTGCAGCTGCTCGGGCGTGATCTTCTGGTTGTCGCCGGGCACGCTTCTCAACACGACCTGCATCCCAACATGGGACCCCCCGACTTGACAGGCTGTCAAGGTCAGCTTGCGATTTTGTGGTAGCGAGGCGCGGGGGACCCTTAGATGGGACCCAAAAAGGGGGCCCCAAATGGCAGGAACGTGGCAGTATATGTGAGGGGATGCTCCACCCGACCGGGTAAGGACGAACCAGCCAGGGCGTCCCCCCGCCCCGGTCGGCCGGTGCTGCCCGACCTCGACCGCGTCGAGAGCCAACCCATTGTTTTCATTGATGTTTTCCCCTCGAGGTTGACGCTGCGGCAAGAGCGGCAGCGGTCGACCAGGGTCGGGCCGGCCAGGCCAGATAGCTGGCCAGCGGCCGCAGAAAAGGGCTTGATACAAACCCCTATCGTTCGTAGAGTGTGTGTATGAACACCGACCTGATCGCCTACCTGCGCGTCTCGACCGGCCGCCAGGCCAAGTCCGGCCTCGGCATCGAGGCGCAACGCACCGCCATCGAGCGCTTCGCGGCCGACAACGGCATGCGCATCCTCGACTGGCATGTCGAAGCCGAGACCGGGAAAGGCGCCGACGCGCTCGATCGGCGGCCGATCCTGGCGCTCGCCCTGGGTCAGGCCAAGAAGGCCAAGGCCGCGGTCGTCGTCGCCAAGCTCGACCGCTTGAGCCGCGACGTCGCCTTCATCTCAGGCCTGATGGCGCAGCGCGTGCCGTTCGTCGTCACCGAGCTGGGCGCGGACGTCGACCCCTTCATGCTGCACATCTACGCGGCGCTCGCCGAGAAGGAGCGGGCGCTGATCAGCACGCGCACCAAGGCCGCGCTGGCCGCCAAGAAGGCCCAGGGCGTGAAGCTGGGCAACCCCAACGCCGAGCGCCGCGCAGCGGGCTCTGCAGCGGGCGCAGCGGCCGGCAGGGCCAACGCCGACGCCTTCGCGGCCAACGTGCTGCCGATCGTGCAGCAGCTGCAGGCCACCGGCCTGACCCGCCTGGCGGACATCGCCGATGCGCTCAATACCCGCGGCGTGCGCACCGCGCGGGGCGGCCAATGGCACGCCTCATCCGTCCGCAACGTCCTCTTGCGGGCCTAACTCTTCAAACTCGGCGTCGATCGGCCCAGGGCTCTCCAGCAGGCCCTGGGCCTTTGCATGTTCGACGAGCGCGCGCAGCGACTGCTCAAGCTCGGGCGGCAGCGTGCGCGGATCGATGACATGGCGCGTCGTCGTGCGCACCTCGGCGTCGACCTCGACCCGCTTCAGCTCGCCGTAGCGGCGCGGATCCCACTTCGCCAGCAGCTTCAGCCTCGTTTCGACCTGGGCCCGAGCCTTGAGCACGGCAGCGCCGTTCGGCCAGGGCCTGCCCTCAGCATCGAACGCCACGGGCTCAACGCTGTCGATGATCTGGAGGCACTCGTGCGCCAGCCAGTCGAAGCCGAGATCCCGGGCGTACTCGATCGCCACTTTCGCCTCGGGATCGCTCTTCAGCCAGTTGTAGGTGCTCTGCTGGCTGAAGCGGCCCTGCGCCTGCAGCGCCTCGCAGATGACGGTGAGCGGCGTGCCGCGCTTCAGGCCAGCGGCGACGGCCTCGATGATCTCGGCGCGGCGGGAGGCGGCGATGGCGGCAGGCATGGCGTGCGCGATGATTAAAAACGTTGACGCGATGCGCAAGCCCGGGCGCCCCCCCTTCATCAAGCTTTGCCGCAACAAGCTCGTGTCTCGCCCGTCAGGTTCCGCAAGAGGGGAGGGGGGCCCTTCACGGCCCCACCCCTCCCCCGGGAACCTTCTGCGTCGTCGTCGTCATCGTCCATCGTACATCGTACTTCTCCCTTCCCCCCCCGTAAGGGGGGGGGCGAAGTACGATATCCACGATGAAAAAATAGTGCGTTGAAAACAAACAACTTTCGTATGTTCGTATCGTCCGTACACGAACATCGAAAATGCCTATTTTTTAATCAAACTCAATGAAATCAACAACATCAAACCACGATGGATCCACGATCAAACCACGATGGCGTCAAAACGAAAAATCGCCTCATTTCAAATTCGTACTTCAATCGTGGACTTTTCGTACATCCATCGTGGTTTGGCCGATCAGCTCGTGCATGCGCCGCCCCTGCGCGTAGAGCGCCTTCACGTACCCGCTGGGGTCGCGCGCGGCGGTGCTGCGCCGGGCCCGCCGGGTCGACGCCGCATAGAGCCCGGCGCAGCTGAACGCCTGGCACACCATCGGCGCCCAGGCATGGATGGCGCAGCCTTCGCCCTCAGTGACATAGACGCACGCGCCGTCGGCGCGCTGCGCCAGCACGGCCGCGCCGGGGACCGCCGCCGCCAGTCCCTCGCCCAGGGCGCCCTGCATCAGCTGGTAGCCGCCGGGCGGGCCGACATCCTCATCGGTGACGACGATCAGCTCGCCCGATCTACAGCAGAGCGTGCAGCCCCCGCAGGGCACGCTGGAAGGCCCGCGTGGCATCAGGCGGCCCTATACGCCAAAAACCCCGCCAGGGGCTCTGGCGGGGCTCTAGGCGGGCGCTACGGGCCTACTCTGTCAATCGTACCCGGCGATCAGCCGCGGATACCGCGTCCAGGCCGTCAGCAGCAGCTGCACGGCGACCGGCACTGGCACCTCGCCTTGCGCCCAGCGCAGCACCGTGGCCTTGTCGCAGTCGAGGATGCGGCTGAGCCGGCGCTGCGTCAGCCCGGCCCCCTTCAGCGCGATGCGGAACTCGGCGGGGCTCATTGGTCGTTCTCCGTGATCTTGAACCCGCGCTCGGTCCAGACCAGCAGGCCCCGATCAAACAGGGGCTGCCAAGAGCGGGCGTCGCGCGTTTCGAGGACAAAGGGCAGGATCGTCCCGTCGCCCAGCCGGCAGCGAGCCGGGAGACGGCGCAGGTCGGCGAGGATCACGGCCTGGGCCTTGGTAAGGGGGCTCATCAGAGCGCCACCCAGACCGGCTCGCCGGCGCCGCCGGCCCGATGCGTCTGCCGCCAGCCGTCGTAGCGCGCCTGCTGGGTCGCCAGATCCGCCCGCAGCCCCGCCAGCCGCTGCTGCGCCGTGCGCAATGCGCTGCGCTTCAGCGCGTCGAAGCCGCCGTAGCTGAGCGTCTGGTGCGGGCCGAGGCGGTTGCTGGCCTTGAACTCGGCCTCGACCGCCTCGAAGGTCTCGCGCGTCACCGGGCGGCCCAGCTTGACGTAGCGGTCGACGAACCCGCGCTTGGCGGCGGGCAGGGCGCGCCAGTTCGGGTTTTCTTGCTTGGTCTTCCAGCTGACGGCCAGCGGCGCCCGCTCGGCCTCGATGTCGGCGGCGCGCTGGGCGGCGTCGGCGACGGCGTCCTCCAGCCCGGCGATCTCCCGCGCCAGCAGGGCCCGATCGACTTCGAACGGCAGCTCGCGGGCGCCGGGGCAGGAGGCGGTCTGCACGCCTTCCCAGGGCCGCGTGTAGCCGTGGTGGGCGATGACGCCGGCTTCGGCGAAGATCGGCCGCCCGCAGACCTGGCAGGTCTTCGATTCCACATCCTTGCGGATTTGTTCGGCGGTTTTGGTCTTGACCTTGGCGACGATCGCAGCGGCGCGGATTTCGCCGCGCAGCTCGGCCAGCGCCTCGACCTGGGCGCCGAGCGCCGTCCCCAGCATCGCGGCGTGCTTGGCGCTGCGGTACTGGTGCAGATCGAACGGCAGATCGTAGGTGCGCAAGCCCTGGACGTGGGCGAGGTCGCGCAGCGCCGTGTAGGCGCGGGCGACGAAGTAGAGCGCGTCCTTGCGCGCCGTCTCGGTGTTGAAGCCCGCGGCGAGCCGGGCGCGCGCGCTGTCGGCGGCCTCGGCGGCGTGGCGGGTGAGGGTGGCTTGGTCTTGCATCGGTGGGTCCTTTCTCCAGCAGATGAGCCCCACCTATACGCATTATGCACACCCCGCGCAACCCCCGGCGCGTATGCATTATGTGTACTTTTTCCGCTTGCCAAGGTACGCAGAATGTCTATGGTGGCTGGGCAGTCGGCGCACCGGGCGCCGCCAACCAGGGAAAAGAACCCTCCAATGACCGCCTACATCACCATCAACGCCGACGGCCGCCTGATCTGCAAAATCGCCGACCGCACCGTCGTCATCACTTCCATCGAGCAGCTCGCCGAGCTTTGCCCCGAGGGGGCGCTCTGCAGCAGCTCCGTGGACTTCCCCGAGGACTACACGACCGACCCCGTCGTGCTCGACATCTGCCGCGAGCTACGCGCCTGATCTGCCCTCACATCGCGCTCGACGCGCCCACGGCGGGCGCCCCTCGGGGTGGCCCGCCTAAGGGCGTAGGGGCCGCTCCTGGCCCCTGGGAAAGGACCATACCGCGCAAGCTGCGCTTGTCAGGCCTGAGCCGATGCCGCACAGTTTCGCCATGACGTTCAATACCCTCGACGCCACTCGCCGCCTCGTCGCCGCGGGCCTCGACCGCCCCAAGGCCGAAGCCGTCGTCGACGAGATCGCCGCCGCCCAGGCCGACCTCGTCACCAAGCCCGATCTCGACAGCGCCCTCGCCGTGATGAAATCCGACCTCGACACCGCGCTGGCCAGGATGGAGACGCGCCTCGTCGCGTGGGTGGTCGGCTCGGTGCTGCTGGCCGGTCTGGTCGGACACCTCTGGAAATGACGCCCTGACCCCGGCGCCGACGCCCCGCAGCAGCCCCCCAGGTTCACGCCTGGGGGGTTTTGCTTTACGGCTCTTCGAACTCTTCCAGGCGGCCCTCGACATCGAGCGTCGTGGTCCCCAGCATCTTCGCCACCGCGCTCAGGCAGGCGTTCCAGCCGCTGACGTAGGTGGCGAAGAGCGCGGCCTCGATATCGCTGTCCTCTTCGATGGCGCCGGGCTCGAAACCGAGGACGACCTCGAACACCGGGCAGATGCGGGCCCGCGCATGCTCGGTCCACGCTTCGAACCAGTGGCCCTTCCACGGCGGTCGCTCATCGCCGTAGTCGCTCACGCCCAGCGCCGTCTCGTTGAAGGCGTCGGCCTCTTCGATGCCTCGCCGGATCTCGGCCGCGTCCTTGGTCACGCCCACCACTCGTGTTCGTCGGCGCCGATCGGCGCCACCAGCACCTTGCCGAGCCCGCGCGCCTTCAGCCCGGCGATCTCGCCCTGCAGCTTGTCGCCGCCGCGCACATGCACGACGACGCTGGCGACGTCGCTCGGCGCGGCCGTCGGCGGCCATGCGTGCAGCAGGTGGGTGATCCGCCTGGGAGGGCGCATCAGCGCCCCCGCGTCTGGTTGGTGGCGTACTTGGCCCGCTTCGAGGCCTTGGCCGTGTGCGAGGCTTTCAGGCGCATGGCGGCGGCCTCGTCCTCGGCGGCCTCGATGCGGCTGACCAGCTTGCGGATCACCAGCTTGGCCTCGGGCAGCGTCAGCGCGTCGATGTGGGTGAGCGCGCCCTGGCCGCCGTGCGTCGGGTCGGGGACGTAGACGTGGGTGATGGGGATGTCGGGCATGGCTTACAGCTCCAAATCGTCGTCGAAGATCCGCATCGGCGCCAGGATGGCGGCCGCCTTGTCCTCGTCGAGCACCAGCTTGCGGGCCGCGTTGTGGGTGGGCGTCCAGTAAGGCTCGGCGCGCAGCACGCCGTTCGCCAGCCACAGATCGAGGATCGAGCCGGCCTGCACCCGGCTGACGTCGGCTTTCTCCATCACCAGCGCCGCCGCCGCATACTTGGCGCGCCGATCGGTGGAGTAGCACCAGCCCGGCTCGGGCGGCCCTTCGCGCAGCGAATCGAAGATCGCCTTGACCTTGTTGAGGCCGACCCCGGCGAACCCGGTCGGCGCCTCCCAGCGGGTGGCGACCGGCGACTCGTCGCCATCAGGGTAGGCGTCGGTGGCGTTGCCCAGGCTCTGCGGCTGCAGCTTGAACCACACCGATTTGTCGGGCGGCGGCGCGTAGTTCTCTTTGCTGCCGGCGATGCGGATGTAGCGATGGCAATCGTCGGTGGGGATCTTGAGCAGCTCGGCCTGCTCGGGGGTGATCCGCATCAGGATGCGGCACGAGCGGAAGTTGGCGCGCAGCGCCGTCGCGCCCATCAGGTCGTCGACGCTGCCGACGGCGCCCTTGCGCAGGTGGTGGTTGGCCAGCACCGCGCAGTCGGTCGCCTGGGCGATGCGGCTGATCTCGGCGGCGATCTGGGCGATGGCGACGTTCTCGTTGCCGCTCTCCAGCTGGTGGGCGTTGTTGAACGGGTCGATCACCAGCAGCACGGCGCCGATGGCGTGCAGCCCGGCGATGATGGTGTCGCTGTCGGGGAACACCAGCCGCCCGCCGAGCATCTGGCCGAAGCTGACGCGGCGGCCGAGCGGCACGAAGTGGATGCTGCGGATGACTTCGTCGTAGTCGAGCCGGTGGTAGAGGCAGGCGGCGGCGATCCGCCGGCGCCATTCCATCTCGTCATCCTCGTAGGTGACGATGGCGACCGCCCCGGTGCGCCAGATGCGCTCGCCCAGCAGCGCCTGGCCGGTGATCATCGAGAGGATCATGCCGACGGTGATGACGCCCTTGCCGACGCCGTCGCCTGCGCCGGTGACGGCGGCGGCGCCGAACAGCAGGAACCGGCCATAGGCCCAGCGGCGCGGCGGGATGGCGTGGATGGGGAGCGGGGCCAGCGGCTTGAACAGGTCGGCGCGGCGATCGATGTCGACGATTTCCGCCTCGCCGGCCCCCAGCTTCGTCCTGGCGCTGGCGACCATCGCGGGGATCTCGTCCAGCCGCCGCGCCCGGCGGTCCTCGTCGACGCCCTGCAGGCTCAGCACCTGGGCGCGCAGCAGGTTGACGGCGGCGCCGTCGTGCAGGCCGGCCTGCAGCAGCGTCATGGCGCCGGCCGTCAGCGCGTCGTGGTCGATGGCGTTGCCGAGGAACCCCCAGGCGTCGTCGCGGGCCGCGAACCCTGCGCCGCCGTTCGGCCTCGGGGGCGGCTCGGGCTTGCGCCGATAGCCGTGCTCGACGATCAGCAGCTCGGCGACGTCATCCACCAGGGCCTGGGCCTCCCGCGCGTCGATGGCGGGCAGCTCATCGCGCTTCACGAGGCCTGGCGCCCCGCCGATCCAGCGGTAGGGCTTGTGGGTGTCGGGGTGGATGCCGTCGGCGACGCATTGCTGGCCGTCGCCGAGCAGCTCGACGCGCTCTTCGTGCCCGTTGGGCGCGATGAGATTGACGGCGATCTTGGCGAACGGCCGATCGGTCTTGAACGGGATCGCTCGTTTCGGCGGACGCCCGACGCGCACCAGCACCGCGCCGAGGTCGCCGAATCTGTCCTTCACCAAGCTCTCGACGGCGGCGGCCGCCTCGTCGTCGAGGATGTCGATATCGAGCACGGGCGCGAGGCGGGTCAGGAAGCCGGTGTTGGCGGCGCTGGGCCGCTCTTCGCCCCAGCGCTCGATGTCGGTGCTGGTGGAGACGAGGTTCGACCAGTCGTCCAGCACGGGTCGTTTGCCGGCGAGCGGGATCGGCGCGAACCCAGCCTCAAGCAGTGACTTTCTGTAGACCGCGCGTTGTGCGGCGGTGATCACCGGCCGCCTCAGGCATTCGCGCGGGTGAGGTGGTCGACCGCCGCCTCGTCGCCCCAGGCGTCCCAGCCTGCGCGCGGCGCGCCGCGGCAGTTCAACTCGATCTTGGGCAGATTCGGATAGTAGCTCTCGATCATCTCGCAGAAGGCGGCGGGCTTGGCCGAGTGCGCGCCCACCGGCGCCTCGATCAGCGATGGCCACTGGCTTCCCGGCGCCGGGGCCGGCGGCGAACCACGCAGACCCACCAGCAGCACCTCGTGCTTGTTGCGGAACCAGAAGCCCGTGCCGAGCCGATCCTTCGCCCACACGCAGTGCGAACTGTACTCGAAGCCCCAGGCCTGCATGAGGCGGATCGCCTGCGCCAGCATGGGCGTCGTCGTCCACAGGAAGAGCACGCAGTCGGGCGCCGCGATCTCCGGCACGTCGCGCACCTTGAGCGCGCCCAGCGGGCTCGTCGGATAGTGGTTGTCGGCGGCCCGATCCATGCCCGTCTCTCGCGACCACGGCTCGAAGCGCCACTCGGGATCGGCCAGGATCACCCCGTAGCGCCGATTAGGGAGCGCCAGCTGCTTGGCGCCCAGGTCGGCCTCGCGCCGGGCCCGCGCCGTCTGCTTGGCCGCCGTGCGCTCGGCGGCGGTGCCCTCGACGCTGCGCCGGGCGGCGCGCCGCACCTGCTTCTGCCGTGTCTCGAACGCCGTCTCATCCATCGCCGCCAGCTTCTGCCAGCGCGATGACTGGCTCTTGGTGACGCCGACGCCGTCGAGCTTCACGGTCGCAGCGCGCGACTGTGATTTCCGATCGCCGCCCTGGCCCGCGTCGCGCTCGCCGCGCGCTTTCATGGCGGCCAGCAGCTCACCCGCTCGGCGCTCGGCGCGCGCCTTGATGTCCGTCGCCCAGTCGATGAGGTCGGGATCCTGGGCCTGCCGGGCGTAGGCGCGCATCGCCTCGGCCTTGTCGCGGATCTCCTTCGCCTCATCGACGCTGACGCACGCGGCCAGCGCCTGCCGCGCCGTTTCGTAGCGGATCAGCTCAGTCATGGAAGAGGCTCCGAATGGGGATCAGCACCATTTCGAAGCGCTCATCGTCGCCGCCGCGCCGCCAGCGTCCCGCCTTGTAGGCCTCACGCGCCAGGCGCTTCAGACGCTCGACCGGGAACATCACCCAGAGCCGCGTCTCCCCGTCTGGCGCGCACAGTTGATGGGCCCAGACGTCGGCCTGCGTCACCGCAATGCCCGAGGGTCGACCATTCTGCCTGTACTCGATGCAAAGGTTGCCGGTCTGCTCCCACTGCCAAGTTTCTGTCTTCAGTTCGATCTTGCCGCCCAGCAGCAGCGCCTCCAGCTGCCGCTCGCGCACCTCGGCGGCGCTCAACTGGATGTCGAATTTGTCGCCGCCGAAACTGCGCTTGCCAGAGAAGCTCATGGCGCCGCTCCTCCGCTGCGCAGGTGCAGCCCGGCGGCGCCGATCAGCGCGGCCTCGGCGCGGTCGACGTCACCCTTGCGCGCGAACAGCTCGGCCTGGGCGGGCCAGCGGGCGATGGCGCGGGTGCGCGCGACGTCCTTGTTCTGTTTGCCCGGCGGCACCCCGGCGTAGCGTTTCCAGACCGGCGGCGTGATGAAGATTAGTTCCAGGTCAAAAGCGCCGGCGACGCCCTCTATGACGCCCCGCGCCCGCCCAAAGGCAAATGCAGCGACTTTGGCGTCAGTAGGCCGCGCCGCGACGAACTCGCAGAAGATGCGCCTACACTGTGCGTTTGCGACGATGGCAGACAGCAATGCTGCGTTCGTTGCATGGCGACCATTGGCCTCCTGGGTCACCGGCATGTCGACAACCTTCAGAAGTTCGCCGTCGACGCTGAGTAACGCGATTGCCCCCTTGGCTCCCGGATCGATGCCTAGGACGCAATTGTTCGCCATTTCGGGCGCCTCTTCCTGATGGCTTCAGCTTGACAAGGTTAGCTTTACAAGTAACGAAAGCGCGGGGGCCCTCAGCCCACGGCGACGCGCGGGTTCTTCCTCCGGGAGTTCGGCGGGTCGTAGAGGTCGGGGCGAAGTTCGTGTGGCGGTATGCCGGTCAGGACGGAAATCGGTTTCACATGCTCGGCCGGCACGGCGTGCCAGCAGCCGACCGCCTGGCGGGTGATGCGGAGCTTCTTGGCGATGTCGGCGGCGCTGACCGCCTCTCTGAGCGCTCGCAGCGCCTGGATCGCCGCTTCGGGAGGATTGTTGGTGCGCGTGGTCGCCATGACGTCCGATCCCGCCCCCAAGCGATCGACCTTCCGCCTCCTAACAAACTCCGTCAAGTCAAGGTACGCCTGCGAGATGCCCAAGCAATGAGCGACAACAGCGAGAAGCCGGAGACGATCGGCGAGCGGATCAATTTCGCGAGAGACGTCTACTGCTGGAACCAGACCGAGTTGAGCGAGATGATCGAGGTCACCCGCGCCGCGGTCAGCCAGTACGAGAAGGACATGATCCGGCCGCGGGCCGAGATCCTCGACCGGCTGGCGCGGGTGTTCAACACCGACCCCGAGTGGTTCCTGTTCGGACGCGGGCGCCCGCCGCGCGCCGTCGAGACGCCGGTGATCATCCCCGAGATCGACCTCGAACTGCTGACGCCGCGGGTGAAGGATCTGCGGACCCTGCGGCTGGGCTGCGACGTCGGTTTGCGCAAGTCGTGGTTCGACGCCGGCGCCAGGACCGACCAGACGGTCACCTTCGTGGCGCCGAACACCGCCGCGCCGGTCGAGGCCGGCGACCACGTCGTCGTCGACCTCAGTCGTCGCAGGCCGGGTCGGGGCGTCTTCCTGGTCTACCGGCGACCGCAGGACGGCAAGGGCGCCGGCGAATGCCGGCTGGCCCCCCACGGCGGCCATCACAATGGGCTCGACACCCTCGGGCGCGTCATCGCCTACTACCGCGCGATATAAACAGACGCTACACGGATGGCTTGTCCCGCCCGGCGACCCCGGGTGGCAGTTTGTACTTGACGAAAAATTGGCGCTGGCGTTTCGATGAGCTTTCGTCGTTTTGTTAGCGGATGGTGGGCCGCTTCATAATTTTCCCTAGGAGCAGGGGCCCAGCATATGAGCATCGCCAGCAATAACTGCGGCTTGCACGAAGCGCTTCGGTTATCCGCCGTAGAGATAGCCCGCGAAGGCGGTAATGACGCCCTTCACGATTTCCTCATAACGCAGCTATGCACCCTCATCGCGGTCGCCAGCACCTCGGTGGGCGACGCCTATGCCTACGAACTCTTGAACGCCGGGCTGCAGTCTATCGAGGCCCGCCAGGAGATCGGAGCTTGAACGGTGAGCGATCTCACGGACCTCGGCAACGCCGGAACCCCTGAAGAGCGCCGCACCGGCATCGGCGGCTCGGACGCCGCCGCTGCGCTCGGCCTGTCGCCCTGGCAGACCCCTTACGACCTCTGGGAAGAGAAGCTCGGGCTGGCGCCGGCGGTCGAACAGACCGAGCCGATGCTCTGGGGCAAGCTGTTGGAGGACATCGTCCGCCGCGAGTACGCCCGCCGCACCGGCGCCGCGCCGGTCTACTCGACCGAGCTGATCCGCCATCCCAAGCACCCGTTCATGTTCACCCACCTGGACGGCGACATGCGCCCGCTTCGCGGCGCCATCCTGGAGGTGAAGACGGCGCGCACCGCGCAGGACTGGGGCGAGGCCGGCAGCGACGAGATCCCGATGCAGTACCTCGTGCAGATCCATCACGCGCTGGCGGTGACCGGCGCGGAGGTGTGCGAGGTCGCCGCGCTGTTCGGCGGCCAGGACTTCCGGCTCTACGAAGTGGCGCGCGACCTGGCGATCGAGCAGCAGATCATCGAGCACGAGACGGCGTTCTGGGACCACGTCGTCACCCGCAACCCGCCGGGGCCCTCGACCCTCGCCGATGCGGTGAAGCGCTGGGGCCGCTTCGACGCCAGGGGCTACGTCGTGGCCGACGACGGCGCCATCGCCTGCGTCGACACGCTGCGCGAGACGCACCGCCTGAAGGCCGAGATCAAGCAGCGCGAAGAGGGCGCCAAGACCGCGCTCATGGAGATGCTGGGCGAGAACGGCCAGACCCTGGTGCACCCGTTCACCGGCGAAATCCTCGCCACCTGGAAGCTCGACAACGGCCGCAAGGGCTACAGCGTGGCGCCGAGCGAGCCTTCGCGGCGCTTCCGCGTCATGGATGCGGAGGACGCATGAGCAGTCTCAAGGTCTTCACCTACGCCAGCAGCGATCCCGACTGCCCACCGCACCTGCGCGCGGTCGCGCACTGCTTCGAGGCCCGCAGGGGGCGTCTGTTGACGTTGCTGCCGGCCACCCAGGTCGCTGCGACCGAGGCAGACGCCAGGCGGATCCTGGAGGCCTTCCTGGACGCGGAGGTCGCCAAGCGCCACGCCGCCGAGGCCAGCCGAAAGAAGGTGCGCGCCTACTGGGACGCCAAGCGCGCCGGCGCCAGCAAAGGGAGCCTCTGATGACGGACCTCACCGAGAATATCGGCGGTGCGCAGGCGGTGGTCGCCAGCCCGTTCGGCGCCCAGGCGCCGCAAGAGCGCTCGGCCAACGTCGAGGTCGCCGCCGCCCGCGAGATCGCCGAGGTGCAGGCGCAGATGATCATGGCGCACCGGCTGCCGCGCGACGAGATCCGCTCGATGGACAAGATCCTGCAGGCCTGCACGCGCCCGACGCTGGCGCAGGGCGCGCTCTACAGCTACTCGCGCGGCGGCACGGAGATCACCGGCCCGTCGATCCGGCTGGCCGAGGTGCTGGCGACCGCCTGGGGAAACCTGAAGTTCGGCTGGCGCGAGGTGGAGCGCAAGCCGGCCGAGAAGGATCCGATCAGCGGCCGTTGGCGGCCCGGGCGCAGCACCGTCTCCACCTACTGCACCGACCTGGAAACCAACGTCACCGACGAGCGGTCCTTCCAGATCATCCACGAGCGCAGCACCAGGTCCGGCCGCTACACGCTGGAGGACGACCGCGACATCTACGAGATGGCCGCCAACCAGGCCTCGCGGCGCATGCGCGCCTGCATCCTGGCGATCATCCCCGGCGACATCATCGAGACGGCGGTCGAGCAGTGCGAGGCGACGATGCTGGCCAAGGCCGACACCTCGCCCGAGGCGGTCGGCAAGCTGGTCGAGGCGTTCGCCAAGTTCGGGGTCAGCAAGGAACAGATCGAGCAGCGCATCCAGCGCCGCGTCGACACCATCCGCCCGGCTCAGATCGTGCAGTTGCGCAAGACCTGGAAGAGCCTCGACGACGGCATGAGCGTGCCCGGCGACTGGTTCCAGCCCAAGCCCGCGCCCGAGGGCGCAGTCGAGCCTGAGGCGAAGGGCAGCGAGGGGTTGAAACAGAAGCTGCAGCGCCCCCCGGCCGCCAGAACGCCTGCACAGGCCGTTTCCAGCCCTGCCGACGCCCCAGCCCAGGACGAGCCTGCAACGCCTGCCTACGGGCCTGGAACGGCCGCTGGAGCGCCTTCTACGGACGTCGCTACTTCGGGCCAGCGTGAGCCCGGCGAGGATGGCTGATGCGCGGCCCGGTTCGCGGGGTCGCGATCGAGGCGGTCATCGGCGCCAGCAAGGGCAGCGTCGCCGACCGGCCGGGCCACCTGGCTCAGATATGGCGACAGATCATGGAGTGGTGTCGTGGCTTTCGTTGAAGATCAGCTGAAGGAGCTGCTGTACGCCAAAACGGTGGAGGTGCTCATCGACTCGCTGACCCTGAACATCGAGCTGATCGAGAGGGTCGTCGACCTCATATCACCCGAGCAGCGCGCCTCGGCCGCCGTCCAGGAGACGCTGCAGTGCGTCGAAGACATCAAGACCGTGCGCGGCCTGCTGTTGGATGCAGGGGCGCCGCAGTGACGGTGCTCAACGCCTCGATCCGCGACATCCCGCGGCCGCCCGAGGTGGCGCGGCTAGCGATCGACGAGCGCGGCTTCCTCGTGCCCTGGTTCGTCGACTGCGGCCCGAGCGGCGACAAGCCCGATCACCGGGTGGTCGACGGCCGCAAGTTCTACAAGGCGATCAAGGAGCAGCGCTGCTGGCTCTGCGGCGGCGCCCTGGGCCGCGTGAAGGCCTCGGTGATCGGCCCCATGTGCGCGGTCAACCGGATCACCTCCGAGCCGCCCTGCCACCCGCAGTGCGCCCGCTATGCCGTGCAGGCCTGTCCGTTCCTCTCGCAGCCGCGGGCCCGGCGCAACGAGCGCAACCTGCCCGAGGAGCGCCGCGAGGCCGCCGGCCTGGCGCTCGACCGCAACCCAGGCGTCTCGGTGATCTGGGAGAGCCTCGTGAAGTCGAAGCCCTTCAGCCCGCAGCACGGCGTGCAGGGCACGCTGTTCGACCTGGGGGCGCCGTACCGGGTGACGTGGTGGCGCGAGGGCCAGTCGGCGACCCGCTTCGAAGCGATGCAGTCGCTGCTCGATGGGCTGCCGGCGCTGCGCGCGGCCGCCGTCGACGATGGCGAGGAGGCGGTCGCCGCCCTGGGCGAAGCGGTGCTGCGCGCCATGCAGTACCTGCCTGGGAAGGAGGCGGCATGACCGCCGGCGGCCCCGTCACCATGTGGGTCATCTACGACCACCCGCGCGACTACCCGCGCGAGTTCGTCGCCCGCAAGTGGATCGGCGAAGAGGCGACGCCCGAGGTGGTGTGCGCCTTCACCCTGGGATCGCTGCGCGAGTCGCTGCGCGGCAAGGGGCTGGCGCGGCTGGAACGCCACAAGACCGACGATCCAACCATCGTGGAGTCGTGGCTATGAGCGCCGTCGTTCCGCTCACGGATCAGATCACATGCGCCAAGCGCGAACTGGCCCTGCGCAAGAACGTCTACCCGAAGTGGGTGCACTCGGGGCGCTTGAAGCCGGAGACGGCCAAGCACGAGATCGCAGCGATGCAGGCCATCCTCGACAGCTTGGAGGCGTTACTCAGTGTGCAGGCGGTGTGGCTATGACGAAACTGAACGGCCTCTTCGCCTGGTCGGCCATCCACGCCAGCGACGAGCAGGTGATGCGGATGGTGCGCGCGCTGGAGGGCGAGCCCGATCAAGCCAATCCGCATATCGCGCAGGCCTTGGAGGCGTTCACGGACGAAGCGCGCAGGCGCGGTCTGCTGTCTGCGGAGGACACGCTGCAATGAAGTTGCTGCCGCTCGCGCATCCGCCCGCGAACGCCAGAAAAGGAGCGCCGACGATGACGTTCGACCCGGCGTGTGAAGACCTCGCCGAGCTGTTCCTCGATGATCCGCCGCAGCGCAGCCTGCTGCTGCACCGGGGCCTGACCATCAACCAGATCGATGCTCTGCGCCCGCGGCTGGCCCAGCACATCCAAGACGCCGTCGAGGACTGGTTCGCCCAGTTGGACGCCGAACGCGAGGAGACATCCCATGCAGACTGAAACCATCACCGTCGACCGCGAGGAGGCCCGCGCCCTCTATCGCAAGTACAAGGCGCACCAGCACTGGTCGGCGCCCATCGACCTCGAAATCCAGCGCGTCTACGGCGCCATATCCAACGGCAGGATGGTGGTGCGCGCGCTGGCCAGCATCGCGGCGGCTGGCTTGGGCGAGGACGGACTGCCGAAGCTGGCGATCATCCGCGCCGACGCCGAACGCTGCAGCCTCTACATGGACAGCGCCGGCGGCTGCCGGTTCTCGATGCGCGACTACCAGCCCGACCGCAACAGCCGCTGCTACATCGACATGCCGGCCGGCACGTTCGCCGATCCGGCGGGCAAGCGCCACCGGCACTGGCAGGCGATGGTCCCCATCGTGCCGATCCACCAGCGCCCGAAGCGCGGCCTCGCCAACTACCACATCCTGTTCGAGGCCGAGTGGTCGAAGGTGGTGCCTCGCGATCCGCTGCTGCTGCGCCGCATCGGCAAGGGCGACCTCTGGGTGGTCTGCGCCGCCTGGGACCTCACCGACATCGAGCGCGCCGTGCTGGCGGGACGGCTGAACGCCTGAAGGAGCACACGATGCACTCCCAGATCGAGATGATCTCGCCGGCCCAGGCCAAGGAGTACCTGGAGCGGGCAATTCCCAACCGGCGGATCAGCGACGGCACCGTCACCCGCTACGCCGACGACATGCAGGCCGGCCGCTGGATCAACAACGGTCAGCCGCTGGTCTTCAACGAAGCCGGCCAGTTGCTCGACGGCCAGCACCGGCTGCGGGCCGTCATCGTCTCGGGCCGGCCGATGGCCTTCCTCGTGGTCCGCGGCGTTCCCAGCATCGCGATGGAGACGCTGGACACGGGCCGCGCCCGCCGCACCCAGGATGTGCTGAACCTCAAGGGCTACAAGAACGCCGGCAGCATCGCTGGCGCCGCGCGGATCATCTGGAACTACGCGGCCAGCGTCGGCGTCACCTACACCCCGTCGAAGCCGACCCTTGTGAAGTTCATCGAGAACCACCCGAAGTTCGTGCTCGACGCGGTGCCTTGGGTCGAGGGGCACAAGCAGAATCTCTTCCCCCGCGCGCCCGTCGCCGCGGTCCTGGCGCTGGCGACCGAGAGCGCGCAGCTCAACGAGGAGGCCAAGAAGTTCGCCGACGGCGTCCTCTACGGCGAGGGCCTCTACAAGGGCGACGCCCGCTTCACTCTGCGCCGGTTCATGGAGAGCCTCCGCGCCCGCCATGCCTACAGCGGGTCCTCCGTAAGCGTCCCGGTCTTCGCGGCGACGGCGCGCGCCTGGACCGCCTACGCGCAAGGTCAGAGCCTGGAAGCGCTGAAGTTCGCGCCGACCCCGTCGAA